GCGTTACGGCGTGGTCTCGCGATTGCCGTCGTGCATGGCCCCGACTAATCTGCTAAGAACTGCCCACGAAGAGGGCGATTATTTCGGAGCGTTACAGTTGTCGAGTGGACGATCCTGAGCGAATCCGAGCGTCGCCAGTGCGAAGAATGCAAGTAAACCGTGTTTCATTTTTGTGCCTCTCGGTAACGATCTCATCGCGTCCGTCGTAACAGGCATCATTACTCCTTGGTTCGTCCGCCTATAATTGAAGAGATAACGGAGGAGAAGATCGATGAGCGGTTTCAATTCGGTTTCGCGGCGTCAACCCCTCGGCACACTGTCGGAAATTAATGTCACGCCTTTCGTCGATGTTGTTCTGGTGCTGCTCATCATCTTTATGCGCATGTTATGGAATTCGGTATCGCAATCGACGTGCCCAGGGTACAAGCGGTCCAGGAAAGCGCCAAGGAATTGCCTGTCGTGAACCTGACGAAAGACGGTCTGCGGTATCTCAATAAAGATATGGTGCAGCTCACCGATTTGGGACGGTTGATCCAGGAGCGCTACGGCAAAAACGCCAAGGCTGTCTACGTGCGCGCCGATAGGGACACCGTTTTCGAGCCATTCGCCCAAGTCGTGGCCACACTAGGCACCCAGGGCTTTCAGGTCAATATAGTCACCCAACCCGAGGACTCGGCCACCAAACGAAGATGAGCGCCCACACTCATATCATACGTTGTGCCCCAACAAGTCGCCACACGTTAAAAGGCACCTTAGCTCCATGGCGACAACTTAGATACTGGCCTGCGCTTCTCCTGCTCCTTCTTCCGCTCCGGCTCGCGGATCATCACCGCCGCGGTCCTGAACGCATCCGCCGCGTGGGAGTACTGGTCGTGAACCGGCTCCTTGCGCAGGCCCTTGAGCTTCTCGTCGAACTCATACCGGTAATGTCTGAGCGCCTGGATGCCGTCCTTCGTATAGTACGCGGCAAATCCGGTTCTCTTTGTCTGCTGCCAGTAGTTCATTGCGATATACCGCGCCGGTGACTGACTGCCGGCACACGCCCTCGTAGACGCACTCGTACTCATCCGGGTCGGTGGCCCGCAGGTGCTCGATGTCTTCCCTCAGCTCCTCAGACAGGTCTGGGTTATCGCGCCAGCTTGTCTTCACTACGACGGCACCGGGCGGCGGGCTCACCACGAACCGCTTGTACGTGTCGTCCGAATCCAACTCGGGGTTGAAGCTCACCCAGATTTCAGACCCTGGCTTGCGGATGGTCGGTATAACCGTGCGCCAGCTTTTCTTGCTGACGTTCTGCGCTTCCTCAACCCAGAGAATGTCCGCACCTTCGAGCGACTTGATGTTATGAACCGACTGGTCGCGGAGGTCGTGGAAGGTGAAGCTCGTGCCGTTAAGCCCGATGATCTCGGCCTTCTGGACTTCGTAAAACGCCTGCAAGCCGAGCCGGGCGATCTGGTCCTCCAGGAGCTGGTGAACGCTCTCGCGGATGGACTGCATGGTCTCGCGAGCGCAGGGAATCCTGGGCTTCCGCTTGGACCCGTCAATCAGCAGGTGCTGGGCAATCGACCACGACTTGATTCCACCGCGGCCACCGTACAGGACCTTGTAGCGATGTGGCTCGGATAGGAACCCCAGCTTCTCTGGAAAAAAGACCCTCAATCCTTCGGCCTCACGTACTCGACGATTATTTCGGTCCTGGCCTCCAGGCCATCGCCTTCACCCTCTGGCTTAGCCCGGTCCAATACCTCTTTGGCGGCCTGTAGCGCGCCCCTGAGGTCCTTGTTCTTCTGCCGCATGGCAAACTCCAGGACACCCAGAGCCGGGTCAACCATGGCCCTGAGACGTGCCGCGGCGAGCTTCTTAACCTGGGGTGCCGCTCCACCGTGAAACCGGCACACGTGGCCCCCGGGAATCGCCGGCCTCGTGCAGCGGGTGCCGGCTAGGCCCCATCTGTTAACTTCAACCAGCGCAGACTTGGCCAAGTGGCATCCCGCTGGGTCTCATACGTTGAGTTAAACTCGGTTGTGCTCTACCGTTGTGTCACTCGCCGCCAAGTCCTTCCCCTCGTAGGCGGGGGCCTTCTCTCTTTCCCAACCCTCTCGTTTGGGTCAAAGTCCTCCACCGCGCTCTCGGCCAAGCTGCGACAATTCATCGACACTCGTCAGATCGCTGGAATCGTTGGTCTGATTTCCCGCGCCGGACGTGATGTTTTCCTCGAAGCTCTCGGTTCGCAGGACTTGGAGCACCATCTCCCCATGCGCACCTCGACGATCTTCGACATGCGCTCCATGACCAAGGAGATCACCGCCACCGCGCTAATGTGCCTCGTTGAAGATGGCAAACTCCATCTCGACGATTCTATATCCGCCTACCTACCCGAGTTTGCCTCCCTCAAGGTAACGTCTCCTGAGCAACCGCCGCGCTCACCCTCGCGCCCAGTCACTCTGCGTGACCTGCTAACTGAAACTTCGGGCATGGCACAGGACCGTCCCCAGGCGATCTCGAACCTTACCCGAGTTCTCGACCGACCGCTCGCTGAGGTTGTCAAGATCATTGCCACACAACCACTCATCGCTAACCCCGGAGCCCCCTTGGCTGTACTCCAGCATGGGATACGCCGTCCTCGGCCGCGTCATTGAAGTCAGCAGCGCTCAGCCCTATCAGCGCTTCGTTGCCGATCGCATCCTCCAACCGCTCGACATGCGTGATAGCTTCTTCTTCCCGCCACGTGAGAAATGGCCGCGCATCGCAGCCATGTACAACCTCGAAACCGCGCCGCTCCACCGCGACGTAATCGACATCTACCGCAAGGGCGCGAAGTACTCCGCTCCCGAGTTCGGCTTGTTCTCCACAGCGCGCGACATGGAGCGGTTCTTTCGCATGACGATGAACGGTGGCTTACTCAACGGACACCGCATCCTGAAATCCGAAACAGTCCGCACTATGCTCCAGCCGCGCGTTCCCACATCGATCGACGGTATCTCACAAGGACTTGGCTGGTTCATCTGCACCGACCCGTCCAAGCAAGCCGACCTACGCGTCACGCGCGGTAGCTTCGGAGCTGCGGGGGCTTCCGGCACCTTCGGTTGGATCGATCCCGACCAGCAACTCATCCGCCTTCTGTTAATGCAGCGCTTCGGTGGCACCGACACCGAACGCGACACATTCATGCGCCTTGCCGCGGACGTCAGTTAACAATGTTCGCGGTGGGTTTTCCGTTGTGTCTCATGGTGCCCTCTTAATCTGCGGACGCGATGATTTCGGCGAGAATACGCTCGGGCAGGGGGTCCCCCGAGTCCATCTCCAGAATGGTTCCGCTCGATAGCTTGCCCTCCCAGATGCGCGTCTGGCTCTTATAGCGCCAGCGGATGGTGAGCTTCTTCATAATTGTGCCTCCCGGTAATAGAGATTGGCTCGCATAATCATGCGGCCCTCAACCGCATCGAATGCCTTCACCACGCGCACATTGCCGAAGTAGGCGGTCTGTATCCCTGACGCCGTTGGGCACGGTGGGCCATATGTCTCACAGCCAGCGGGAACCATGGACTCCAGGGCCGCCACGCTGGCCTCGATTGTCCTCCTCCCGCTCAATCATTCTGTGCAGGACGTGTGTGGCGTTGGCGAAGGGTATCGCCTCCGGCCCCTTCTCTTTGGCTACGGCCTTGATGGCCTCTAACATCTCGGCCTTCTGGTCCTCAGTGGTCAGCAACTCCGCACGAGCCATGCCGATCGCGATCTCTTCCGAAACAGTTTTCATTTTGATTTCGGTTCTCCTACTTGCTTGCCGGTGCCGCCGTAACGGGAACAGCGCCCTTTACCGCCGCCGCGATGGCTTTGATGTCCGCCACGAGCTGGGCATCCAGGCTCATGTTCAGACCATTGGCACCAGCCGCCGCGCCAGCCGCGTCGATGGCGTTGATGACCACGCCCAGCACTGCGAATCCGGCTCGCTCGATGTTGGCCGCCTGGGGGCTGACCAGGGACGTGATGGACTCGATGGTGGACTGGTTAGCCTGGGCGCTCTTCAGCACCGGCAGGACACTCACTTCGACGAACTTCGCAGTCTTTACCACGTCGCTCGCTGCGACGGCCAAGGCATGCTCCACGCTATTAATCAATGCACTCATGTTTTTGCTTTCTCCCCCGTTTACCGCCGGGGGTGCGGTTTTACTGATACTCTAGATTTGACCCGCGAACCGGTTCACAAGTACTGAGTGAACGAGTTGGCTATTCTGGCACTACTATGAAGGAAGCCGCGATCAATTGGATCCCGACTGACCAGGCCTGGCGAATCTTTGCGGATTGGCAGGCCACGAAAAAGGAGATCGGTGCGCTTTACGTGTCGCAATCCGGAACCTTTTTCACGCTGGGGGGCCTTCAATCGGCCAGAAACGGCTCCGTGCACCTTGCAGGGGAGTGGGGATCGGGAACATTTCGACTAAAGGATGCCCGGTTCAGCTACGGGCCGATGCAGACTTGGCCGCGTTGGCCGAATCCGCCGATTGTGGAGATCATTGCGCTACAGGCCGTAATTCCGGATGGCACGTGGATTGTTATGGCGGATGGGCTGAAGCCGCAGTCGCTTTCACCCATGATGCTTCCGGAATGATTTGCCTCCTAAGTCCAGACGCATTTTGAACCCGTCCTCTTTACTTACGCTTGCGCAGTTGGATCACTTCCGAGATGGCCACCACCTTCACCTCCTCGGTCACGGGGATTTCCAGAACCATGTGCATCACCTCGTGGATCACTGTGTTGAGTTGGTCTTTCGGGATATCAACGCCATCGAGGCAGCCCGGGAGGTTCACGTACTCATCACTGCGCAGCACGTCGATCTCGCCGACGAGGCCCTTCACGTCGTAGGTGGACATCCCGCAGGAGTTCGGGGGAAGGTCGGATGCCTTCACGAGCCGGATACTGAGACCAAACTCCTGGAGCCCCAGCTCGTGCAGCCAGCGGTCGAGAGCGAGCCGCAAGGGCCGCACCTCGTGCTGATACTGCCGCGAGGCGATGTTATCCAGTGGGCGGTTCTGCGCGAATGTGAGCGACGCCAGTGCGAAGAATGCAAGTAAACCGTGTTTCATTTTTGTGCCTCCCGGTAGTAGAGATCGGCGCGCATCACCATGCGGCCCTCAACCGTTTCTTGCGCTCCGGCTCGCGTATCATCACCGCCGCTGTTCTGAACGCATCCGCCGTGTGCGAGTACTGATCGTGGACCGGCTCCTTACGTAGGCCCTTCAGCTTTTCGTCGAACTCATACCGGTAATGCCTCAGCGCCTGGATGCAATCGAAGCAATTCTCAGAATCGAAGAAGCACTTCCCGAAGATCGTCCGAGCCGCCTGGATGCCCTGCTCGACCTTGAGCTGGGGCATCACCTTGACGCGCCGACCGGCGGCTACCATCTGGTCGCGAATGCTCCGCCCGGTCTGTATAGACGGCGTACCACCGTCCCAGGGTAAACAGTCAGTGCCGTAAACGTAGGGGCGATTCTGAAGCTCGCGTAGGTAATACTGAAGGCTCTGCTGCGACCCCTGAATGAAGTCAATGAAGCGGAACTCAAACCCGATAGACTGAGCCAGCCAGATCGCGAGGTTATCGAAATATCCCAGGTCCCAGAAGGTGTCAACAGGCTTGCTGGCGTCATATGGTACACGTCAAATGCGGCCCTCTTTGTCCGCGGCGAGTAGCTCATTACGGTAGACCGCGCCCGTGACTGATTGCCTGCACATACCCTCGTAGACATGCTCGTACTCGTCCGGGTCGGTCGCCTTCAAATGCTCGATCTCGACCCTCAGCTCCTCAGAGAGGGCTGGGTTATCGCGCCAGCTCGTCTTCACTACGACAGCATTCGGAGGTGGGCTGACGACGAACCGCTTGTACGTGTCGTCCGAATCCAGCTCGGGGTTGAAGCTGACCCAAACCTCCGAGCCCGGCTTACGGACGGTCGGGATCACGGTACGCCAGCTTTTCTATCCCAGGTCCCAGAAGGTGTCAACAGGCTTGCTGGCGTCATATGGTACACGGCAAATGCGGCCCTCTTTGTCCGCGGCGAGTAGCTCATTACGGTAGACCGCGCCCGTGACTGATTGCCTGCACATACCCTCGTAGACATGCTCGTACTC